AAACAGTCCGATGCTCCTCCGATACACTCTTATGTAAAACACTATGGGGAACTTTGGACAGCGGCTCATGAAGCTCGTAAAATATTAGTTGGTGGAGGATTTAACGTCAGTGAAGAATTAATACTTGACATTGATGTATAAAAACTGTATTATCAATTAAATAGGTAAACATAGGAGCATACCATGACAACATTTTCATCAACAGATATTGATAAACTAAAGCGCATTGTTACAGAAGGCATTCAAGTTAATCAGGAAATTGATACACTTAAAGAAGGTTTACGTGATACCGTTAAAAGTATTGCTGAGGAAATTGGAGTAAAACCGTCTGTACTCAATAAAGCTATCCGTGTAGCGTACAAAGCTGAACTAGGTAAAACACGTGACGAGTTTGACGAACTTGAATCTATTTTACAGGCAACAGGCCGTAGTGAATGAATAATTACTATAAGAGAAAAAATTGACAACAAACAACAGGACTATAGATGATTTAATAAAAGCACCTACTTGGTGTCCTAGTCCTTGGTTCGAGATGTATATCGAACCAAATGGCGATGTCATGATTTGTTGTGAAAGCGATACGTTTGACAATCCTGCTGGAAATATCCATACCAGTGACTTGAGAAGCATTCAGCAGAGCGAGCAATTCCGCCAAGCACGTGAAACAATGATGGCTGACAAGTGGCCTCGATTATGTCATTACTGTAAAGTAAAAGAGGAGCGATTTGGTGCGAGTAGTAGAACTGGAAGGTTGCATGGATATCGTGATCTATTGCACAAGTATCAAGAGAATTTTACCACACTGCATCCAAATAAAATTTTTAAACTCAAAATAGATTTCAGTAATGGTTGTAATTTAAGATGTAGCATGTGCAGTGAACATCGTAGTACAAGTTGGATCAAAGACAAAAAGCGTATGTTGGTTGACTTTGATTACTGGTTAAATGACAGTGGATTTGACTATGGACACTTCCATAACTCAATGGAAGATTGGCATGTTAAGAAAATTACCAGCAGTGTTCCCAGAAATTTTGTTGACGATAATATTGACTTTTTATTAGATCTGCATCATATAGAAGTAAGTGGCGGCGAGCCATTTTACCACACAGAATTCCTATACTTATTGGAAAAGTTACGTGATGCTGGTTGGAATCGAGAACTAAAGATCATCACCAACCTAACACTGCTAACAGAAGAAATAGCAGAAACACTAAGTCACTTTAATACAAAATTAATATTAAGTCTCGATGCGTGTGGAGATTTATACGAATATATTAGACCAAGTGTTCCATTTGGAAAATACAATTGGGATCATCAACACAGCAGACTTATGATGGCATGGGATTATGGTATAAAAATTAATTTTGCGTACACTGTACAGCTACTAAACTTCTATAACTTAGAGCCGTGGATGGAATTTTATCACAGTACATACCATTTGCACAAGGCACCTAATATGTTTAACAACAATAGCCTTGTTAATCCACCACATTTAACTATCAACAACCATCCAGACATGGCAGAAAAAAAGAGACTTGTAAGTATTCTGGAAAAAGACGAACGTGTACACCCACAAAATATTAATGCAATACTAGAGCCTCCAAAAGAAAAAGGGTTTGAAGCATTTTGTAGATTTGTAGAATTTACAGATGGTATTAGAAAATGTAACATTTTTGATTATATACCAGAATTAGAGAAGTATTGGATTGACAATCCTGGTGTTCCTAATATATAATAAACAAAAAAGGTAATAAATGTCATACGTAGACGCATATCATGACAAAGGGCGTGATACTATTCATGTGGTAGAACGAATTAACGGTCGTAGAGAGTATCGTGAATTTCCTGCTCGCTATACATTTTACTACAAAGATCCTAGAGGTAAGTTTACTAGTATCTTTGGCGATAAACTTGAGCGTGTTGTATGTAACACAAGTAAAAAGTTTCGTGCTGAAAAGGCAATGCATGAATACAAAGGATTATTTGAGAGTGATGTAAACAATGTATTCCGTTGTTTGGCTGACAACTATTTAGATAAAGATGCCCCAGAACTACAAATTGGCTTTTTTGATATTGAGGTTGATTTTAATAAAGATAAAGGCTTTGCTGATCCGAGTGATCCATTTAATCCAGTTACAGCAATTTCATTAAATTTAAGTTGGCTCAAGCGAACTATATGTTTGACTATTGCGCCAAAAGCAATGGATAAAGAACAAGCACAAGCTATTGTTGATAAATTTGAAGATACAATCTTATTTGATACAGAAGAACAATTGCTGGAAAGTTTTTTAGATTTAATTGATGACTGTGATGTGCTAACTGGTTGGAACAGTGAAGGCTTTGATATTCCGTATCTTGTAAACAGAGTATCTCGAGTACTAAGCAAAAGTCATACACGTAAATTTTGCCTTTGGGGCAAAATGCCAGAGCCGAAGATGCTTATTAAGTATGGTAAGGAAAGCGAGACATTTACACTAAGTGGCAGAGTACACTTGGATATGTTGGAACTTTATCGTAAGTATACATATCATGAAATGCACAGCTATGCACTGGATGCTATTGGTGAATATGAACTAGGCGATAAAAAGGTTGAATATGAAGGCACGTTAGATCAATTATACAACAATGACTTTGAAAAGTTTATTGCATATTCGAGACAAGACGTTGACTTGCTAGTAAGACTAGATGCTAAACTACAGTTTATTGACTTAGCAAACGTACTAGCACATTCCAACACAGTGCTTCTACAAACAACAATGGGTGCGGTTGCACAAACAGACCAAGCTATTATTAATCACGCACATAGTTTAGGACTAATTGTTCCTGACAAACGCAGAGATGGTGAGAAGCCTATTCCAGCGGCGGGTGCATATGTTGCTACACCTAAAAAAGGCAAGCATGAATGGATTGGTAGTATTGACTTAAACAGTCTGTATCCAAGTATTCTACGTGCATGTAATATGAGTACTGAAACTATTGTTGGACAGGTTAGACATACTCTTACAGATGAAATGCTCGGGCAGTTTAAGACTATTCCAGAAGCGTGGGACGGTAAATTTGCAACGCCTGAATATGATTTAGTATTAGAACGTAATAATGAAGTAGTTCTACAACTTGACTTTGCAGATGGTAAAACATTTGATGCTACTGGTGCAGAAATATATGAGATTATCTTTAACAGCGGACAGCCTTGGTTAATTAGTGCTAACGGAACAATATTCAGTTATGACAAGCAAGGCATTATTCCTGGATTGCTAGAGCGTTGGTATGCAGAACGTAAAGAGCTACAGGCAAAAGCACGTGCCGCACGTGAAGAAGGTGGCGACAAGTTTGCATTTTGGGATAAGCGACAGTTGGTTAAAAAGATTAACTTGAACAGTTTGTATGGTGCGTTACTTAATCCTGGTAGTAGATTCTTTGATGCTCGATTAGGACAAAGTACAACACTTACAGGACGTTGTATTGCTAAACACATGGCAAGTGAGCTTAATAAAATTATTGCAGGCGAGTATGATCACACTGGTGACGCTATTGTTTATGGCGATACTGACTCTACATACTTTAGTGCATATCCTATACTTAAAAATGATATTGCAAATGGTGATGTGGACTGGAGCCGAGACAACATTATTAGCTATTATGATGCAGTTTGCGAAGAAGTAAATAAAACGTTTCCAGCATTTATGCATAATGCATTTCACACTACACTAGAGCTTGGTGAGATTATTGCCGCAGGTAGAGAAATGGTAGGTAGTGCTGGTATCTTTATTACTAAGAAGCGTTATGCAATGCTAGTGTTTGATAATGAAGGCAAACGTGAAGATGTAGACGGCAAAGCTGGATATATCAAAGCAATGGGACTAGATCTAAAGCGCAGTGATACTCCGCCATTTATGCAGGAGTTTTTAAAAGAACTACTACTTATGGTTCTTACAGACAAGACACAAGATGAATGTTTTAAGCGCATTGTTGAGTTTAGAAAAGAGTTTAGAGCTAAACCTAGTTGGCTGAAAGGTACTCCTAAACGTGTAAACAATCTTACAAAGCATACAAAAGTATTCAAGTCTACTGGCAAATGTAGCATTGGACATGCAATGGCGGCTATTAATTGGAATAGATGTC